TCCTTGCAGCCAATTTCCAACATTTACTGTTCCAACATTATTGCTAGAACCATCCAAGGATGCGGTATTTCCTGGGAAAGCAAATAATTGGTCACGAACCTGTAATGGATCTGCTAGATCCACATTGGGTTTAGGTTCTGCAATCTTCAGTGCTTCTGCAAACTGCAATCCAAATATGCTCAGGCTTGCTTCCATCGGAGGATCTGATATGCTTGATCCTCCAGCACAGTTGATATTTTGATATACAAAGAAAGGATTTGAACTGTCCGTTGTTGGAAGAGGAGCATACCAATAGTCATCATATGCATAGACCAACGATCCCCCACCAGCCCCACCCTGACTACTTCCTGTCTGTACTCGAATCGCACATTTTCCAAAGAAGTCTTTTCCTTTTTGTGTGGAGAATTCCGACGCTGTGAATTCATTGCCAACGGCATTACATCCAGTGGAACCCGAGAAATACGAATTATACACACCGCCATTGGTTTTCAATGCATCGGATACTTGCAATATTTGGTCACAAGGAACACCAGCAGAATTTCTCCATCCTTGAATGCAGTTGAACTCTTCATCTCCCAGTTGCTGTAAAACATTGGTAGTGAATATCCTGTAGACAAATGCAGGATGCAATCCATCCGCTATTGCTTGTCGTACTCCTTCAATAACGAATCCATTTCCACCATCTGTATCATTGACTGGATCATATGGTATTCCACGGAATCCTGATTGAGCAGAAGACTGTAATGCCCAATTTCCAGATCCAGAAAGGAGTTTATCCGTTATATTTGCCGCTATTCCGACAATTGCTCCATTTGTAAGATCAAAACCACCATCGACTGCAAGACTTTCCGTATCTATATTCTGCCACCATGTAAGTGCCGAACTGGCATTGATATACTTGTCAAAGTATTCTTGGGCTGTTAGATAATAAGTTCCATCAAACACAGCCAAACTAGAATCTTTTGTTGTTGTTGTAAAGAAGAAGTTTTGGAAATTTCCTTTGGAAACATCGGTTTCAAGAAAGAAGTTTGACGACATATTCGGAACAGTAGTGGGATTTCCTGTTCTATTGAAATTATTTGAAATATTTGCTTCTACTGCCTTATCGGGATCAAATTGAACGAATGTCTTTGTGGAAGCACCCAAGACAACTTCGGATATCAATTTTCTCTCGGCTGTGAGTCCGAATGCTCCTGGTGTTGTCTCTTCATCGGGAGGAGTATTATTTGCATATCTTATGACATTGATGAAACTTGCACATTCCAATGGTTCGACTACAGTTGAACTTCCGTCCAATATGGAATAGGTCAAGCCTTGCCCAAATCCTGTTGGCAATGCTGTTGGGGGATAGTGCAGAGGATCTACATCGACCAGGCTTCCATCAAGAGAAAGCGTATTTGGATTGGTATATTGTGCCTTGCCATATGCATCGTTTGATACAGCCTTGAATGAAGACTTTACGATCTGTGAATCTTCGGTGAGAGGAAACTCACGGGGACTTATTCGTGAAAGAGCATTCCAAGAGAAAAGTCGGAAATTCGGCTTGGTACTTGAACCCTCACGATCAACGGTATATGGGCTGACCGCAGGATTGGTATCGGCAGCAGAAGAAACACCGTCTGCATAATATTGGTACAGGGAAACAGGATCGGATGTTCCATCTAATTCGAATTTAACCTTAGTCCAATCTGCAAAATTATTGAATTCGCCATTGATCGTCAAATCTCCACTTCCAGGAGGAGTTCCTGTGTTTATTCCTTCCATTGCAAACGAAGCCAAGGGAATGAAATACGGGAAAAGAATTCCTGTCACGCCATCAAGGTTGTTTGTTCCTGGGAATTGAAGATTGATTCCATCAAGATCGGCATCAAGATTCCTGAGACTTATTGCTCCATCGACAAGATTGACAGAACCATCTCCCTTGAAAGTATCAGGGAAAGCAGTGTCGTGTCTCGTACTGAGAGTAGAACCAAAGGCTTGAGCCAATGCACCAGAATCAAGATTTATATCGTATAGTGGAGCAATATTGGTATCGTAATACCCTTTTGTAATAGGTCTTAGTGGATAGTATACACGACTCTTCAATCCAGTATTATCAAAAAATTCATAGCAAAGGTGATCGTGAATTCCTTCAAGTTTGTTGTAGATTGGATGAAAATCCTCGGAATCTAAACCAACAAAGTCATGCACAAACCCTTCGGAATATCCAGTAAGTTGATTTCCTGATTTTATGCCTTTCCAAAACATCCATGAAAGCGGATGTAGGTTTCCATGTGCTTTGGCAGTTGCTCCTTGAAGATATTCGGTGAATGTAGACACATTGCAACCTACTTCCGGAGCAGGGCCAGGAGTATAAATGTCTTCACCAATAGGCAATCGTTGTACATCATATCCCCATCTACCCAATTCTGTATCGTTTCTATAGGTAAATGAAGCAGAGCAAGGATTATTGAAATCCAATGCACGAAGGGATGCGGTTTGACCACTAATCAGAGTAGTAATTTTCTGATTTGTTCCCAAAAGCATAGCCATCGTATCAACAAATCCACCCTTTGGATCACCTGATCCAATGAAAGGAGAATCGTTTCCAAGACTATACAGATTTAGTGCAAGTTGACGACCCGATAGAGTTTTTCCACCACCGCCTCCAGCCAAAAGTACACTATAGGGAAAATCAATACTTGCTCCTGCTGTTTCGATATAGAGAGATCCTGAATCATTTCCTGCGGTTACTGCATTAAGAAGAAATAGTTCTCCTGTCATGCCGCCACTCACACCGTATGATACTCCTTGACCATCCCAAAAATCATTGGGAGCAAGACCAATAGTTGCAAATCTATCGCTATTGAATATTTCTTCCAAACACCCATAGTTGTAGCGAGCAAAAAAACCACTATATGTTCCGCCCTTGTTTATAAACTCTTCCATTGGAAGAAAACCATATGTCACACCTCCATTTTGATCTGTTGCATTTCGCACCTCAAATGTTACACCAGACCAAATTTTGAATAGTATATTTTCTGCTATTGCAAGAGTAGAGCCTTGGGAGAAAAGAGCACCGCTAAATCCTCCTGGAGCAAAAGCAGCGTCACGAACATCAATCCATTCCTGTGAAACAGTATTATTCATTCCTATGAATGCCGTATTGTAGCGAACACTGGGAAAAGATACTCCCATAACACTATCATACTCAAATGCAGACAATCCCTTTATATCATTTCCTGCTATTTTTGATTTTAGATAGCCTATTTTTCCTGCCCAACTTATTATTCCATTATTATAAGTAGGATCGCCATAATACCGTGCATATGTGTTCTCGGAACACCAATACGGAACAGGTCGGATAGGAAGTCTTGTGGACTCACCATTAACTATAATAGTTCTGCCATCAAGCGGAACATTCTCAGAATTAACCATGAATGGAAACGGATAACAACCAATATCAATGGTTTTGCGTTGCACAAACGAACCAAGACTCGGGCGCATATTAGGAACAGGCGCAGAGTTCAATAGTTTTATTACATTTGCATTTATTACATAAGGTCTTGTTTCAGCCATATTGTCTCCACCGTATTCTCATTTATGTAGAGGTTATATTTGAAGCATAATATTGATCGGGGGAAGTGTATAAATTTGGCAATACTAATCTTTTTAATGCTGATGTTGAAGTGATATTTCCACCAGGAGGCGAAATCTGTCCATTTCCCTTGTAACAAGGATTGGATGGATTGTTTTTCGCAAAGCATTGGCAGATTTGAATTCCTGATCGGTCACAGAATCCTGCTGGAGGAGATGTATTATAAGGATTCGAACCGTCAGGATTTGTCCATCCTAATCGGTATATTGCAAGGCTTCCTGCATTACACATAGGATAGCATCCGTTTCGGAACTCACCGCTGTGAGTGCTTTCTTCTATACCTAAAGCCAATTGGTAATCTGTGACAAATTCAAGAGGCCCACTTAGACAGCAGGGAATTCTGCCTTCCCATACATCGTCGCCTTGGGGATCATTTGTTGGGGGAACGGATGTTGATCCGGTTCCACCTGATTCTCCTCCACCTCCACCGCCACCAGGTGGAACTATAATGTCGATATTGATATTAGGATCAGGAAAAATAAGTGGCGGTGGGGCAAGCAGCGGAGGAATAGCATTAGGCAATTGAGGCGCAGTATACCTTGCTGGTGGCGGCGGCAGCGGCGGCGAAATAATTGGAATCTTTGGTGGCTTTGGTGGTCCTGGTGGTCTTTTTCGTGTAGGAATGATTGGGGGATTTGGTGGATTAGTGACAAAATCATCACACTCACAGGTGTCATCAGGTTCCTGATAGTTTGTTCGACTCAGTATTTTTTTCTTTATGACTTCACTAATCTTGGCACGGGCAATCTCTTCCAAATTTATCTTGGGTGATGTTTGCTTTACCTGATCAGGATTTCTTGGATCTATAGCCACAGGTCAACCTACCTTTGTTCCAAAGAAACTATTGAGTACGGCTGATACTGCGCCGCCATTGACAAGATCGTTAGATATTCTTTGTCCAAGGGCAAATCTTTCCACATAACGGGATTCCTTGCAGTAGTTTGTGTCATCAGTAATGATATTACAATATATCTCCGCAGTAAGTCTGTCTACTCCCAAAGAATATTCGTATGCAAGGGCAAGAGCAGCATCAATGCCACGCTGTCCTCCAATAGAGTTCTTCACAGATACAATATGGTCAACAATACCCTTCAAACCAAAACACACAGGCTCAAGACCTGTACAGGGTAGTTCGGTGCATGGATCACAGCAGCCAGGCCCACACTCTACGGTTCTGTTTGTTCCATCAAATATCTTGTCCATAGGGCCAAGAATGCTATTAAAAGAACCAAAGTCACAGTTTGCTTCCCGTGCCATTTCGGCTTTAGCAGTGCAGTAGTTCACCGAAGTAAGCAAACGGTTGTAGAACTCAGCAATGTTAGCAAGGCAACCAACCGTAGGCTTGTCCGCAGTTGTGCTTGGTGATAGCCCCTTGGCTCCGCTAACTGTGATTGACTTTCTGGGAGGAGCAGGAGTTGTAGTGGTGTAGATGGCATCGTAACGGTTTAGTTCAACCACTTCGCTGTTTACAACACCCGACAGTTTATTCGTATGTTTCCAATACTGTATGATTGCCAACTCAAGATTCTGTAACTTGAGTTGAAACAGGTCTTGGTAGTCTTGCGAGATTGCATCTGTTCCAAATAACCCATAGGTATTCAGTTGAGATATGGCTTCAACCACAGAATCGTACATGGAACGCAACTTGTCATCAAGCGGATTGCTGAATCCTTTGCCAGTAACCACAGCATTAACAAAGGCTCTCTGCTCGGGAGAGAGTCCTATGCCTTCAAATGCTATGGATGGCTTTTTGTCTATCATATGCCCCCGATTACTCCTGCATTTCCTGAGTTTGAACCACCAAATAATTGTTTGTCAAGCAATCCTCGGAACTCTTGTTCGCTTCCACCACCAAATACACTTCCCTGTACTGGCCCTTGTCCGCTTGGAGTTGCTATTGGGCTGTCTCCGCCTGGTTGTCTAAGGGTGAAATCCAAAGAAACATAGGTGTTTAGAAGTCCTGCTGCTCCTCGGGTTGTGATTTCATCGCCATTTGCAATATCTTTGATTTTTCCTTGAACTATATCGTATTTATTACCAGCAATATATCTAATCTCACTTCCATCAATTCTTTGAAAATGATTTCCTCCAATATACGAGCGCATATCCCCGTTAAGAACTTCAAGGTTTAGATCGCCTTGATCCACCCGCAGATTTGCATTTCCACGCATAATATGGAGATTCACATTTCCATAAGCAACAATAATATCAGTATTACCACCCTTGAAAAAGTTCATGCGGGGCAATCCACGGTATCCTCCGTGGAATGTTACTCCCTTGTCAATATCTACTCCTGGTGGGAACTTGATTGTATAATTTCCAGAGAAAATATCCCGCTCTCTTTTTGGATCAATAAAAAACTCTGACTTTCCAAGCGGTTTACCGTCTGGTGTATTGTGTTGTTTGTTTGACTCGTCCCACCAACCAGGACCACCAACTTCTCCTGTTCCAAGGAATCCAGGTCCATAGACAAATGGATCATCGGGTTTACTTTTTACCTGTGCGGCGGGTCTTCCTGCCGATACTTCTGGAGAGTAGTACAGAGCCTCGGCATTAATAATAGCCTTGAATCCACGCTCACCAAAGAATATAGAGTTTCCTCCAACAACTGTATTGTGATCGCCAAGAACACGGGTGTACTTCTCGTTTACGACTTGTTCCACCTTGGAACCGTCTTCAAGAATCTCGTCAGATGTTCCCATACGATGGGCAATCTTGATGCGCTCTCCTCCATTTGTATCATCAAATTCCATGATATGTCCTGATTCGGATTCATATACATGGTTGTATGGGTACTGTCTGGTAAGAGTTGTTCCCCGTGGTTGTACAAATACCCAAGGATTCTTTTCGTCAACCGTGTATTGCGGTTTTCCATCAACCCCTATCTTGGTTGTAACATAATCAGTGGTTGCTCCAAACAATCTCTCAAAATATTCGTTTCCACGAATGCTTGTTGTTGTTTCATAACCATTAAACGGCCCGGGTGTGATTGTGTTTCCGTCTGCATCAACCGCTGGAGGCATACCTCCATATTTTCCAAATAGATCTGCACCTGTACGGAATCCGCCTCCTGCACCCAAGTCCAATTTCTTTATACCAGCCTCGGTCATTGCAGCAGGATCTGCACCTTCTGCCAATAGTTCAGCAATATCATAAGTAATAAGGGGTATTTCGTAGTATGGACGAAACTTTGGAACAGGAAGAATTGTACCCAAAGAAGCACGGTCAATTATATACTCTTGTAATATCTTTGATCCGTGGGTTGGTCCACATCCTCCTGCAAGAGTATTGGTATCTGTTATTGGTGATATTGTTGGAAGAGTAAGACCCCAATATCGTGGATATATGTTTCCATAGTACGAGTTATCATGGGATATTCCTTTTCCATAAAAATCATATTCGTACTTTGCAATTCCACCAATGGTGCGATTATCTTTCGAACCAAAAGATGCAAAGTCTGCCCCATAAGTCTGACCAACATAGTGTCCTGATCTTGGGGCAAATTTTCCAATCAAACCATCTTTACCCAACAGGTCTTGGTTAGGCATATACAGCCCTGCGGTTCCTGATGTGAGTCTGGGATCACCATATCCAAATGAACCACCGGGAGGCGCATCAATTGGAGCACCTGCTATGGAACCAAAGATGATTGGTTGCTGTGCAAGTTGACCATCACGAAAAAATCCTATGACCACTGATCCAGGAACAAGACCTGTACTGGAGTTTCCTATTCCTGTTGTGCTTGCACTTGTAACAGGCATGATGGGTAATGCCCACGGAAGATCAATTGATGGAAGTTCGCTTTTATCAGGATTATGCCAACCAACCACTCTAACTCGTACTCTTCCAATCTTCATCGGATCAAGTACATCTTCAACGACTCCCTGCCACCACACGAATTGATTTTTTGAAATATAGTCAACTGCGCTCATTGTTTATTCCTTTATTCCCCACCCTTGGTGTCATCAGCAAACTCCACACTAGCCATAGAATCACGGGATAGCGTTACTATTGTGACATATTTTGAAAGAGTAACCATATGGTTCACCGCCGCCACAAGATACTTACCAGAAAGATATTTCTCATCAGATGTTGTACGATATATTGCTGCCTTAAGATCAACAATATCTCCAACAGTTATATTAGAGTTTCCTGCAACAGTCATTTCGACATTAAATCCATTGATCTGTTGCATCATGGATCTGCGTTGGAAAGAGTATTCGCCCTCATGGGTTTCAAACATCTTCCATTCACTTTTTGTTGGTGATAACTTTTTCTCCATAGAATGAAGAGCACGATTTGTGAAACAAATTCTATTCCTACCCAATGGTGCAGAAAATAACTCATTATCTGCTGATAATAATGGCTCTTTATTTAGATGTTTTGTTTTTGGAAAATAATCTAAATATTCTTTGCCCCAACTTGTTTCTTTTCCTCTTTTGCTGGAGAAGAAAGGCTTGTATGATTTGAACATAAGATCATATTCTGCAAAATATTCACCCCATACTCCATCCAATGTGTCGATGATTTTATCACCAGTTCTTATTGGTCTTAGAGACACGGTTTTATCAAAATAAAAACTGAAATTTGTAAAGGGTTCATCAAGCCGTTTGGTTGTTGTATATTTGTGTGTAGTTTTTGGATTCTCTATCATTTCTGTTATAGATTTAAAATGATAACCATCTCTATTCTCAAAGAAAACATAGTTGCATATATCTGGATTTGCTGCATCAATAGAGACTGAAGCCAAATGATTTATTGCATCAACTGGATTAACATATGGAAAAGTAAACATCATATCGTGTTTAGTTTCTTTTCCTAAAGATAAGGTCTTTTTTGCCCGTTTTACAACAGATTGTTTTTCGGAATCCTTTGCTGTTGTTTGTACCAAATACTCATCATAAATCTTCTTCACTATTGTGTGGGTTTTCCCTTGATATGCTCTTGAAAAGGTTCGAAGACTGTTTGTAAAAAATTCAAACGATATTCCCTTAATAGAATAATAAGCACCAGGAGGATTATCAATTAATGCAATAGAATCTATCTTATACAGATAAAAATAATGAGTTCTCATTTCAAAATTCTTGCCTGGAAGATCAGGAGTCTTGAAACTAATTATAATACTCTCTTCTGTTCTGAGTCTATTGAGAAAGAAACCATCTTGATCTTGTAATAGGATTTCACAAGTCATAAAGTTACGAAACATATCTTCATATATTGAAAATCCTAACCATCGACTAATGTCTTGGGCATTATCATGGAGAACTATATCCTCTCCAATTTCATCTTTTACCAAAGTTGCAATGCGAATACTCTCAACATAACAGTCAAGTGATCGTGCATATGGTCTTGATGATCCTGTATTTGTATTAGCCACGATTATTACCCTGTTGTTTTAAGTAGATCAGTTACCATTGTTGTCAAGTTATCAATCAAATTATTTTCTGGAGCAGGAACCGTGATCTTTCTCTTGCGCTCTTGTAGGCGTTCCTCGTATTCCTGATTTGTAACAGCCTTGATATAGGGCTTTTGTATAGAAGATATATTTCCTCCTGATACATTGAAGAGATATAAAATCGAAGAACCATAAGAACCAGTATTTCCTCCAACCCCAAACTGATCAGTTCCAGGATAAACACCCATAGGTGTTAACCGAACGCTGCCTGTTGCAAGGATATCCAATCGGGAAAACGAATCAATGATTGATCCCTTTATCAGCGGTGTTGTTCCACTAGTGGTCGTGCTGATTGCTTCAAAATGATGAACTGCTTGCTTTCCGCTTTTTACATGGGCAATTTTGTAGTTGATCGAACCGTCTTCGTTTACCAAGGTCATTCCTGCAACAAACGAACCCGAAATTATATCTAATTTCAATGCAGACAACTTTGGATCCCATTCCTTTACATATGCACGAACATTGTAGTTTTGAAAGTTTCCATCGGCTCCAAACACCCGTTCTCCAATGTTGAATCCATAGCCAAGCAGAGGAAACACATAGCCACCAGAGTATCCCAAACCACTTGCTGTAAGCGTTGTAATCGTTGGTATAAGGTAACACACACTTTCCTTATATTTCTCATTCAAGTATTGATCGTATATGGAAGACATTGGAGGAAGACCCGACAGCATAGTCGTATCAAAGTCGTTCAGCAACATGATAATTGTGTATAGATCAGGTCGCCCATACAGTTTATTTGCAATAATCTCTGCTCTATCACCATCTTGTACTTCGTATTTTGTCACATAGTTGCTTTGATTCAAAAATTTTTGGTCGAAAAACAATCTATGCAGAATATCCCGAGCCTTTTTATTCGTGCTCTTATTCAAAGAATATTCTATTATTGGAAGTTGTGAGAAATATGATAGAGCCATCTATTAGTTTCCTGTTATATCCTATCTTGGGATCCTATCCTTGGGGATTTAAACATCAAATCCCTCCACTTCCTGCCGCCCGGAGTTTGACTCGGCACTTACCTTTCCAGTCTTGTCTTTTGATAGCAACGATGTTTCTGCGAATGTAATATTGAATCCCACTTGCGTTGGAATACCACCATCAAATGTAAGCATTTGTTCACCCTCAGAAAGAGTGGTATTCATATCTTTAATCACAAGATTGGCAAGGGTTTCCTCTATTCCCACCTGTACATTTTCAAATTTCATAGCAACTGAATCTGGCACACCATACATGAAAGCACCCAATCTGGTTGGATACGATGCTGTTCTGAATGTATTAATGATAGTCATCATAGCATTGGCATCCACAGCATTTTTGGGTTTAAAATTATATGTGAATGTAAACTCTCTTGCCTTTGGTTCTTTATAGTTAAAGAATTTAGGATCACGAACAGCATCTCCAATAGCAGCCGCTGCTTGAGCCTTTGCTCCAGGCATGAGTTTAGTCATTCCATAACTCAATATACCTCTTGCAAGTCCTCCAAGAGAATCAAAAGCACCAAGAGCAGTAAATAGTGCGCCACTTTCTGCAAATTCATAGTCGTGACCGTCTGCAATCTGAAAGGCAGGAGGCATAAATAAGATTATAGGAGAAACACCGTCTGCTTTAACTCTTTTTCCCTGATTGTCAGATTTGAGAAATGTAAATGTAACGAAAGGAAGTTTCCAATCGTCCACATTGCTTGGATATCTGAGTGATGTTGCCATTTGGTTCTCCTGTAATCAATGTATTTATGAGAGAATAAGAAATATGTCCTACAAAGGAAAGTACAAACCCGAAAATCCAAGAAAGTATGTCGGTGATTTAGATAAAATTCGCTATCTGTCTCTTTGGGAACGCCGTTTTATGGTTTATTGTGATACCAATGCAAATATAACCAAATGGGGATCAGAAATAGTAAAGATTCCTTACATATCGCCGCTTGATGGTCGTCCCCACACCTATTTTGTAGATTTTATCATTGAGAGTTTGGACAAGGATGGTGTTCCAAAGATATCAATTATTGAAATAAAACCAAAGAAACAATGCAAAGAGCCAAAGCAAGCCCAAAAGCCCACTAAAAAGCAAAAATCAAACTACATATATGAGGCAAAAGCATGGGCAGTAAACCAGGGCAAATGGGAAGCCGCCCAAAAATTTGCAGAAGAAAGAGAATGGAAGTTCGTCATTCTTACCGAGGACGATATATTCTAAATATGAATAAGAAAAAAACCACAACACCACACGGCGGCTCTGTATCCACGAATGGTATGGGTGATATGGTATACGATCTAAGAAAAAGTGAAGATATTCTAAAAGATATGAATCATGCCCTTATTGAAGAAACAAAGAAATCAGGATCTTCCCGAGGTGCAACCGAATGGTTTATGGATGCAATAAAAAGTGGTCAAATTGAACTTCCTAATAACCATGATGTAACAGTTTCCCTGCTTTCAAATCACAAGAATATTGCATCCAAGCGGTATATGGAACTTCCGGGAAGAATGTTTGCATTCATGTACCACCCAAAAACCCGTTCCGTGCTTCAATATTATGATATTACTCCACTCATAATAACGCTGCCAACAGAAAGCACGGATCGTAGTGGCAATATATTGGGTATAAATCTCCACTATCTTGATCCCGACCTTCGTGCAGAACTTATAGATAGACTTTTGCATTTGAGCAGCCCAAGAATGGGCGAAAAAGACCCACCAAAGGGAGTGGGATACTTTCGTGTAAACTATGATTTGATAAAAACGATTCGCTTTGTATTTGGTATGGCTTGTATTAGATCATATGATCCAGGAAAAATCATTGGAAGACCTGTAATGATACCATCAAATCAATGGGGAAATGCTGTGGCTCTTCCTTGTGAGAACTTTATCAAGGCAAAGGGTAGAAGAGTATGGGTGGAAACAAGAGTCAAGATCAGAGAGTTTCTCAAACATATGCATGAAATGGAGTAATGGGATGAAAAAGGTATCAGAGATACAAGAACAACTACGAAGCGGTAGAGACTATATTCTTACCTCTGATTATGATCTCATGTGGATAGGAAAAAACGCAAGCCCGTTGAATGCTTACAACGATTATATTGAAACAGTTAATCTTCCTGGTCGCTCCATCTCAACCAATGAAAGCACAATAGCAAATATGATATCTGCAAAGGTTGCATCAAGTGTTTCTTATGAAGATTTTGAGGTAAGTTGGAGAGTTCCAAAAGATTTCAAGATTATCTATTTAGTAGAAAAATGGATGAATGATGTTATGGGTGTTGATGAGAAGGGTGTAATCCGCATTGGATATTTTGACGACTATTGTACGGCAAATTCCTGTGATATAAAACTCTCCAGTGAAGAAACCGTTATCTCTCAAATATTGGGACTCTATCCAATAAACAGACAGGCAATCGCCTTCTCTAATGAAGGTGGTGAATACATAAAATTCTCTGCTACATTCTCCTGTTATAAAATAAAAACCGAAGCATAAGCAAACACGGTTGATATCAAAAACCAAACTAAATAACTGAAACATCTATATTAGAAAAGGATTACACTATGGCATTGCCAATCATCAGCACACCGACATATGAGACAACCATTCCATCGAATGGCACAATAGTACAGTTTAGACCCTTTTTGGTCAAAGAAGAAAAGATTCTTCTACTTGCATTAGAATCAGCAGATAAAAAAGGGCAATATCGTGCGCTAAAGCAGATTTTAAAGAATTGTATTCTGTCCCCAATTGATCCCAATAAACTTACCGTATTTGATGTTGAATATCTTTTTATTCAAATCCGTGGCAAGTCGCTTGGAGAAACTCTTGACCCTGTGGTTGTATGCCCAAACTGCGGAAGTCAGGGCAAAATAAAGATAAATTTGGCTGATATTGAAGTAAATCATAAAAATAAAATGGAAACACCATATAAAGTTATGCTTTCTGATAAAATCGGTATCACCTTGGTTTATCCAAATATGGAAATGGTAGAAGACATTGATCCTGATGCAGCAGTTGGATCAGGAGACACAGAAACTGTATTTAAGATTATTGCAAAATGTATCGACATGATCTTTGATGGCGATGAGACTTTTGATCCTAAAGGCTATTCCGAAAAAGAAATTATTCAGTTTATTGAAGGAACTCCAACTGAAAACTTCAAGAAAATCATTGATTTTATCTCTAATATGCCCAGAGTGGAAAAAGAAGTTCATTTTCGATGCCCCAAGTGTCAAACTGAAAAACACATGATCTTGAGGGGGGTAGAAGATTTTTTCGCTTCTGCCTCTCCCACAACAGTTTAACGAATTATTATAATCTCAATTTCCAGATGATGCAGCACCATAAATATAGTCTGACTGAAATTGAAAATATGATTCCGTGGGAGAGAGATATCTATGTGTCCTTGCTTCGTTCCTATGTTGAAGAAGAAAACAAGCGAATCGAAGCCGAGAATGCAAAGATCAAGGCAGCGTCAAGCAAACGGAAGAAATAATGGCAGCAAAATCACTACCAACAATCAATCTGCAAGGACTTGACCCCGATGAGATAAAATCATTGAATCGGGAGTTGGCAAAATTAGCAAATATTGAACCCAAACTAAGATTGAGTACCAAAGCACTTGGTGGTGCATACGGTCGCTATACTTCTGCCCTACGCAAAGGTGCAGAAACAACCGTTCTGTTAGCAAAACTATCCCAAGATCAGTCCATACAAAAAATGTCTGTAAAGATGGAAGAGTCTCTTCTGTCCACCCTTTCCTTTATGGAAAGAAGCGCATACAAGACAAAACAGGCTGTAACAATTGCTGCTCAGAACACAACAGCAAGTGAAAAGGCTCGTTCTGCTGCTTTAATGGATAGTGCAAAAGAGCGTGTTATTATTGAAACCAGAGTAGAAAAAGAGATAAGAAAAATCGAAGAGTCTATCTTGGAGACTCGACGCAATACTTCTAATATGTCTAAAGAAGAAGTAAAGAAAGAAGTAGAGAGCAAGAAAGAACTCATAAGTGTTCAAGAAAAATATCTTGATTACGAAAAAACAAGAATCAAAACTGAAGAAAAATCAATAGCAGAATCGGCTACAGTGAGTGACCGATTGATGTCTAACTTCAGAGATTTACTGCAAAAATTTGCAGATGCACAGACTGACGATCAGCGTGAACTCATTCAGCAGCGTATTGAAGGGCAGATGTTGGCAGAAAAGGATACTCTGGAAATCCTAACCGATAAATATGAATCAGAAAAAGAAATCATTAAGGTAGGAGAAGCCGAACTCGGCAATCTTACTGGTGATGAAAAGAGTAAAAAAGAGACAGAAATTAAGGTCAGAAAACACGCAATTCTGACTCTTAATAAAGAAATAAGTACCCTAAAGACTGATACGGTATTCCGCCAAAAGCAAGTAGAAGCAACCAGCGGACAATACAAAAAGGGTAAAAGAGGATTTGCAGGAGAAGTTGTATCCAAATCCTTTACAGGTGGTCTATTTGGTGCTCTCAAGGGTGAAGGATTTGGTGATATCTTCACAAATATGTTCAAGATAGGTTTGGAAAGAACTGGTATATTAGGCAAGAAACTGCCTAAAATGCTTGGTGGTGGAAATGTTGGTGCGGTTCTCTATGGCTCACAAAGCGAGGAAGCCAGAAAGGCTTCTACTCAAACAACTGAGAGAATCAAAGCAAGTGGTGCTGGTATAAGCAAAATCAGCACATATAATGAACAATTGGATACCAACTTACAAAAGGCAGGAGTTGCTCCTGCCGTCAAGAAAACACAGCCAACGCTTGCATCCACAACTGCTGTCTCTCCTGATGTGTTCTCTAAGAGTATAACTGATGCTGTTTCCCAATCAGTATTTACAGCACAAGAACAAATTCCAGAAGGCACAGATTCTTTGGATGTTAATACGGCAATAAGAAATGCTGTATTTTCTGCAATAGTAGACACCACAAAGTCTACCCAATCAACTACTGGTGCATTGACAACTGAAGATATAATGTCTGTAATGAGTGCTGTTGAATCGGCATTGCGTACAACCGAGGAAACGGCAACTTCCGAGGAAGTGCTAACAACCACAATAAATGCTCTGACTACAAAATTGCAGTCAATAGAAACAGCCAAAACAGCCTTGCCATTGGAGCCAAATGCTGTTGCCCCATTACAAACAACAGCAGAAGCAGTTGAACCCGAACAAGTAACTACTTCTGGTAAGAAAAAATCAGTAAAAACCACTGGTGTTGGTGGTATTGTTACCGATTCTACAACAACACAATCATTGGTTCTATTTACCGATGAAATGAAGTCCTTTGCAGAATCAATAAAGACCATAAATCAATCCATAACCACAGGATTGGATAGCCTCACAAAGCAAATAACGACTATTGCTTCTTCGGATTTAGTATCGACTTATGAAAGCACGATAAAGAGTGTAACCGATACTCTGACAAATTTGGAGTTGGCAACAAAGCAACTGACTGAATGTGAAACTACACTGAAATCCACAACGGATGCAGTCTATGCGGTTTTTGATATACTAAAGACCAAGACTACCGATGTATCGGCTTCCGAAGAGCACATGAAGACTGTTACTGAAGCAGTTTCTACAGCACTACAGAGTCTCCAAAACCAAGTCTCAGACAAGGCTTCATCCGAACAGGTTCTCAAGACCGTAACGGACTCTGTATCATTGGCACTAACGGAACTTCAAGCCAAGACATCCGATATTTCCTCTTCAGAAACAAAGGCAACAACGGGTACTGCATCAGTATCCGAACAGGTTCTCAAGACCGTAACGGACTCTGTATCATTGGCAATACAGACACAATTACAGAATCTACAGACAAATGCAAGCACTTCTTCGACAATAGAAGAAAAGATAAAGACTGTTGGAGAGACTCTACAGTTGCTTCAACTAAAGACTGCGGAAGTGACAACTGCCGAAGAGTTCTTGAGAACCACAACAGAATCCGTGACAAGATCCTTCAATGATTTGAAGTCGAATAGTGTTACCACATCATTTACTGAAGCAACAACATCGTTTGTTGATAGCATCAAGTCTATAAACGAGGCTATACAGAGCCTTACGACAAAGACTCTTGAACTGTTTGGAGCAGAAACAACTCTCTCGTCAAGTACCATCGACATTACCAAGAGCCAACAGAGTGAAACTCTTGCATTGAACACCAGTTCTGTTGTTGTAAATTTAGACATTGATACCCAAAAGAAATCAACCGAACAGACAAGCAAGACAACGGAAGAAATAAGTCGTCTTACAAGTGCATTCGATGTTCTGACCCAAAGAATCGAACAGTTGGCAATAGACCAATCAAAGATTTCACAGGAAATCTCCACGGCATCAAACAATATCGCAACCGAGTCCTTAAAGACAAATACCGCCACATCAACAACGGCAGCGACTGCAACCCGTAGTACGGCTGAATCCACATCAAGCGAAACACTACAAACATCAACTGATGCTGCTTCAAGTGCGCTAAATCGTGTTACAACAACAGCAATTTCTCTTGATTCTGCAAAGAAGGATCTATCAGAAACCGTAGTTAGAACCGATGATTCTATGACGAATCTTGGTACGAATATAAACACCGTGGTTGATTCCATTGATGTCTCACTCTTACAACGGGAAAGCACCACAGGAGAGGTAAACACATCAAAGGATATTTCGGATGAATTGGCTCGTCTAAAGACAGAGGAAACATCAGAGTCCAATAGCAAGAAAACCAAGACTGTTTCTACAAAGCAAAAGGCAGAAGACGAAGCATTGGTGATGTCTGAGGAGTCAACCCGAAGTCTGATAGAACTGACGGCAGTAGGAAAGTCATCATCCGATGATCTAAAGACCATTGCAAAGGTAACATCCGAGCAAAATGCCCGTCAGGAATCGTCCACAGTATCCGTGAGTGATGAAAATCTAAGAACACTTGCAGATAGAAACATCTCTATTGGAGAGGATTTGGTTAGAACCTCCATTGAAACAATGGAGACACTAAGACAATCCGTTTCAAGGCAACCCGAAGGAAGCCCAGGAAGTCTGCTTCCATCTGGCGAATCCCGTATGCCAAAGATGGACGAGTTTGTTCCTCTTGCTCAAGAAGCATACACCTCAATGATAGAGTTGAGCAAGAGTGCACTTGAGCAAGGCTCCATCTATACCCATGATATACACAGCGAACAAATTCTTTCAAGTATCTTGAGTATCATGCGCTCCGATTCCGAGGCTCTTTCATCCACTCAGGAGAGCAGCGAGAAGACTGCCGAGAAGACCACCGAATCGTCTGAGGATCTAAAGACACAAAGTCAAAAATCCAATGAGATGTCTAAGGAAAGTGGAAAAGAAACTTGGAAAAGCCTGTACACCAAGACAAAAGATAAGTTGAAAGAAGATGTACGCAATGTTGTAAATAAGAGCATTGATACTGTAGAAAATGTAAAAGAAAAGATAAAGTCGGCAGCAGGGGGTATAAAAGATACTACCATTGGCTTGGCAAAGAAGGCTTATAGCAGTGCCTCGGGCGTGGCTCAGACGGTCGGAGGGGCTATTGGAAGAAAGTATACTGCTGTCAGAGAGTCCATTGGTAGAGGCATGATAGCCGCCAAGGAAGGAACCGTAAAGGGATTGACAACTGCAAAAGAATCTTTAGGCAGGGGTTATACCATAGCCAAAGAAGCGGTCGGCGGAAGACTACGGGCAACAAAAGAAAAGATATCAAAGTTCGGATCAACGGCTTATGCTGGAATAAAGAATATATTCTCCGGTCGTTCAAGAGAATCAAATACATTTAGAGAAAAGGTATCCAAATTTGGATCAAAAACTTATTCCGCAATAAAGAATATATTCTCCGGTCGTTCAAGAGAAAGTACGAGTAGGAGTACAAGTACAAGTTTCCTAAAGATTGCCAAGGAAAAGATGTCAAGCACTTTCAAGAGTGTTGGCGAGTTCTTCACCAAACCAAGAGGATCTGTTGGCGGCATACTCAATAATACAAAAATGGGCATCAAGAGTGCTTTTGGTCGTGTCACCAAGTTCTTTGGAAAGGGTGAGAAGGGTGTTAGTAGTGGTAGTATTATATCCCGAGCCAAGAGTACACTAAAAAACACCTACAACCGAGTTACCGATTTCACAAAAGGAAAATTTGGCAGTCTTGCAACAGCAGCCAAGGGTGGCATAAAAGGTCTTTTGGGATTTGGAAAAGAAGAAGCCAATGGCAAGTCGGAAGAAACCGCACTATACACCAAGGACATACAGGCAGACAAATGGCTTGAAGACATCTACAACTTTTTAAAGGATGGAAACGGCAAGAAAGTTGATGAAGGCAGTAGTGAAAGCAAAGACGGTCAAGGCGGAAAAGAAGGCGCAGCACCTGGAGGAATGGGCAAAAAGAAGGGTGGTATTGGAGGATTCTTGTCTTCGCTTGCAGAAGGAATCAAGTCATTCGGAGACATGAAGGTAATCAGGGGCGCATTAGGTTTGGCAGCAGTAGGTGTCTCAATGATACCATTTGCTATTGGTATGGGAATACTTGGGCAAATTCCATTCTCAGGAATATTATCGGGTCTTGTTGCCATTGCTGGTCTTGCTGCTATTCTTATTGTTGTAAGCAAGTTTGAGGGTGATATTCTAATGGGTGCATTAGCACTTGCCGCCGTTGGCTTGGCAATGATGCCACTTGCATATAGTATGCAAATGATGTCAGGAATTGATCTCTCTACAATTGGAGTTGCTTTGGCTGCTGTTACTGGATTGGCTCTTGTTGCTGGAGTAATTGGTGCAATTGCATTAACGGGTGTTGGCGCAGCAGCAATCGCCGCCGGCGCAGCACTTATTGCAGTTATTGGCTTGGCAATGATGCCACTTGCCATTGGTCTACAAATGATGTCGGCAGCCGATCCAGGAAAACTTAGTGCCTTGGCAGGATCGCTGATGGCTTTGGTTCCACCGATTGCGCTGTTCTCGCTAATTTCACCAATGATGGCTTTAGCAGGATTGGGCATGATTGGATTTGGTGTTGGCTTGGCACTAATGAGTTTGGCAGATCCAAAGGTATTAAGCGAATTAGCAAAATCATTAATGGATTTGGTACTGCCATTAGGCATCTTTGGATTTTTGGCTGAACTTATGGTTCTTGCAGGAATAGGATTGGGTGCAATAGGATTGGGTATGATTCCATTGGCTCTTGTGACTAATATGATAAATGAAAAGGGAATGGATGCAATCGTAGGATTTGTGAATGCCTTGGCTGCTGCTGGCCCAATGTTGATCATTGCTGCCCTTGGAATCCTAGCAACAGGAGCAGCACTGTTGGTATTGACAAGTGCAATAGCGGCTTCAAATACTCTGCTTGCAGCAGGGAATATCTTGGGAGACATAGCCTCTTATTTGGGATTTGATCCAGGCCCAGGAATCTTGGGTGTTATTACAACACTTGCATCACAATCTGCACAATTACTGCAAACGGCAACGGCTCTTCTTACTATTGCTGATGCTGTGGAAAAAGTAGGAGCAGCCTTTGGTGCTTTGAGTGCAAATCCTGAGATAGCATTGGAAACAATAAGCACTCTTGTCTCTATGGATGCAACCAAGATACAGAATCTACAAGATGTATCGCTTGCTATGGAGCGGGTTACCACCGCTAACCAACAACTGCGTGGCGAAAATCAAGCCATGCGGACGGGTGCTGCAATAGGCGAAGCGGGTGGAATGGGAGGAAACGCATCTATCGTAAATGCAACCACTGTTGGAAACACGAATATGATTGTATCCCCACCGGGCGGAAGAAACAGCGATCCGTCCATCCTGTTCTCAGGTGAACGCTACTATTCAATGCTTTACCGCTAATCGGGAATGTCCGACTTGCACGGCTTTTCCGCTTCCCAAAAGCGGCGTGTTACTATTACACCACATCCCCGTCGTTATCAAATAATCTGAATCCACTCAGGCTTTTGTCCACGCTTAAGATAAGCCGCCTTTGCAAAGTTCCATTCTTCCTGCTCGTAAAGCGAGAACGACTCCATATTGAATACAAACTTCTTGTCTTTGTGTGAACCCTTCTTTAATTGGGAAAAGAACTCGGCAACCTTGTCCTTTGCCAATTCAATGTTCTCTTTTCCAGAACCAGCCTTGAACTTGGATAGAACAGTACCAACACCTGATGATTCGTTTGTTCCAATATAGACAAACTCAACCTCGTCCTTGAACATCACAGAGTGCTGCTCGAAATCCTGTCCCAACTTAATGATCTGTGACCGCTTGACTCCAGGAATAAAAATACTCAACTCCTCAACAAAGCCGCCTTCTTCCTTGTAGCCGCCCTTCATCTCAATAAAGCCCAAGCCCATGTCTCGAATGGCTTTCTTTAAATCAAGATGACGCTTAAGATTTTCTTCCTTGGAATACTGTCCACGGAAAGAAGACACAATGCCAAAGGTTTTCTTTGGATCTTCCACATATTGAAAGATACGGGATAGTTTTGCTTCGCTGATGAACTTCTTGAATGGTTCCATTTATTTATCCTTTTACCATATGTATTAATGCCAAAGGTGGGATTCGAACCCACACTGAATTCATTTTGAGTGAATCGACTCTGCCGTTGGTCTACTTTGGCTTGTTTTAAATATTTATTTTAGTGCAGAAATCCTGCATCACGATCCCGCTTGCTGTTCCCACATTAAGGCTTCGAACGCTTCCATACTGCCTAATATAGACGCAATGCTGCGAGATGTCAAGCACTTCCTGTGGGATTCCTAATTGTTCCTGACCCATAATGATGAAATAGTGCTTGTCTTTGTTCCACTCAAATTGATCAACAGGAACAGCCAAAGGAATATTATCCACAGCAACAGTCACAGAATCAACCACATCATCCATTGCTGCATGGAGTTCTTCCAAAGTCTTGAAGTGTTTAATTCTTGAGTAGTTATGTGTGCCTACAGCACCACGCCGATCCCATTGCTTGTGACCGTAGATCCATACTTCCTTTGCCAAGAACGCATTAGAGTTGCGAATCACTGTGGCAATATTAAAATCATTACCAAGATTGCAGCAAACAACCGTGAAGTTGTGCCGCTTGGAATCAAGATCAGCAAGAATTGCATCGTGCTTCCAATAGTGGTAATGGTCAATTATATTGCGGGTTTCAACCGAGCCAAGCAGGTTCTGTTGTGGAATGATCAGATCGGATTGGTTCTCTGAAACCTCCGGAAAGACGGTGTTTGACACCAACGAAAGGTTTAGATCGTTCTGCATCTTCAATGGCTTTCTTTTCATTAAGAAGTTCATTTGCTTTGAACATTCCGTGGCTATATCCAACGGTATGACCGTCTTGTTTTCCCTTGTTATAGCCAATTTTGTAAAGTATCACTGATGCCAAAATACCAATTCCTATTAGTGCAATTTCCATTTGTTTCTCCGTGCAATATCTATGCACGGGCGTGTAAAGATTATGTAAATTTCAATACCCTAACGGGGACTCGAACCCCGACTCACCGCCTTGAAAGGGCGGGGATTTAACCGGTTAATCTATTAGGGCGTATTGCCCCCCACCGAAGTGGGGGGCTTTCTTACCAAGGTTTGGATTACGGATGAGCCGTAGTAACCAAGTTCCAAACATGGAGGACGGCATCCTTCAAAAAGGACACTCCATTCCAAGCGAATGGCAGCAGAGCAAGGGTAACCAAGAGCGACCGGGTCACTCCAACCTTGCTCAACCAGCACGAAACCCAATCGCATCCGCCAGAAACAGGACATCCTTCATTAGCATTCTTACTCATATGTTTTTCCTTTTGTAAAAACTATTTTTGCAACCATACCAAAGTAGATGGTATGGCTCACTTACCACGCTTGCCAACGCAAGCGGCTTCACAGACCGCAGACTCTTCCATCGCATCAACTCGACGGTGAATGCCATTGATCTCTTCTTGAAGTTCACGGATATTATGTTCATTGCTGGTGTCGATGTGGCGATACACCGCATCAAAATCGTGTCGGATTCCCTCGACAGACTTATCAAAGTCGGACACGGAAACACGCTGACTAATGGAATCCTCCAACTCATTGAGCCGATCCGAAATACGACCAGTCTCACGCCAAACGCTGTTCATATTCTCTTCCTGATTCTTTTCATCCAACTCGCTCTGTGCGGAACGGAAGGCTGCATAGAAGCCGAGAAGGGCAGCACCAGCGGCAGTAATGGCAATGTTGGTGTTCTGATTTGCAATATAGGCGTATCCTGCAACGCCAGTGGCAGCAAATCCAAAATAAGACAGGATATAGGCATTCTTGATGTTCATTCTGAAATCTCCTTTATAAGAGTTGTAAAAACTAAAAACCTTCTTGTGATTTTTCATTTGACGATATGTAACCCGCTTCAACTTCTTGATATTGAAGGGTTTACTTGGGGGAAATCCCAAGATTTCACTTGCACTAAGATTTGATCTAAACATGATTGCTCCATTCTTTAGTGCGCCCATCAGGTGCTGCCCCTGCTTGAACTCGTTACAGCCACAATCAAAGATTATGATAGGGCTTACTTGCTACGCTTCATACTCACGCCATTGATTTCTGTTTCGATATGTCGGTACATCCGATCAAATTGATCGGATTGATCACGCTGACGATTTTCTCGATCTTGATGTATTTCACGGATACAGTCATCAAAAGTTGTCTGTTTCACACGGCTATCAATGTGATTCCGCAACTTGTTGAGTTCATTACGAATATCGTCTGTTTCACGCCGACGAGAATCATCTTGACCTTGACGCTGGCTTTCTGCCAACCTTTCCTTCAAGTTTGCGATAGTCGCATAGAAAGCAAATGCACCAACAGAAACACTTGCAAGCGCAAAGTTGTGATTGCCGTCAAACCACGCATATCCTGCCACACCGATTGCCGCCACACCAACATATCCAAACACATCGTTTACTGAAACTGTCTTCATTGCCCACTCCTGTTCTAAAAGGTTTAATCAGACTCATCACAATACGCCGTCTTGGATTCGAACCAAGTCTTAACCGATTATAAGTCGGTCTGAGATAACCAAGACCTCCCACGGCGCATGACTTGTATACTATACCACGGTGTCAGGTGAAGTCAACTGGTCTGTGAACACAATCCGTGACTTTTTATTATTGACATGACCATTTTCGTTTTTATGAAAATAGTTGCTCTTCTGTCGATCTTCGTCGTGTCCCAATCTATAATTTAGATGTTCGATTCCCAATCCAATCATTTTTTCTTTATTAGAAATCATACTAATAATTTGATTGGCAATTGATACGGCTTCGGACTCGCTCCCACCAAGGGGGATGTCAATATGTAGGCGGTATCCACTCATTGTGTTTCCTTTCAACGGCGACGAGAAGTTCCAATCATACCAGCAATCCCAATCAGCGCAAGTGCCGATGGTGCGAGTAGCGTTGTTGCGATTAGTGTCTTAATCATAGTGTATTTCCTTGTTCAATGTATTGCTTGCAGTATTCGTGAAATGCTTCCAAGACTTCATCAAATGAACTGTATTCACCGCTCGGATTTGCCCAAGTTTCATCCCAAAAGACCCACTTGTTTGTGTCACGAAGGTATTCAATAGGACATGACTGAACACGCCCATTCACCTCTAATGCAGTTTCAAGCAGGAGTTTCGTTAGTTCTACTGTTGTCTGTATAGGCATCAATATCCGCTTCTCCGTTTGCTGCTTCTTCTGCAACCAATTCTTCGTTAAGAAGTTCTGTGGTGATTTCACCAACAAGAATGCTTTTTACGATATCTTGGAACTTGAGGATGTCTGCTTCCAAACGCTCGTTGCGTAAACGAAGCAAAATATTTTCTTTCTTTAACTCTTCGATTTCTTGCTCTGTCATACTATTTCTCCTTTAGGTGGTTGAAATACTGGCTTTTGTGTTGCATCCAGCATTTTTTTGAGTTCACTTATAATTTCTTCCACATTGGCTGATTCTGGTACGGCTGCTTCCAACATCCAACCAATAGGTTCTTCTTTGCTGTTGTAGTATACTTCACCTATGGTCAGCAGTCCATCTTCTCCACGAATCAGGCGATAGTCCCAACGGGCAATATCTTCTTCATCAGGAATATCAGGATACAGATTTGCTTCGTCTTCCGGGGAATTGTAATCGTCTTCATCCCGCATTGGTTCCTCTCCAATCTCTACAGAGTTTTCTGTAGTTTAGAAGTGCCAAATCCTTAGCCTTTGCCTCAATCATAACATCATATACCGTATCCCCGAGATCAGGAATAGGCTCTTGTATATAGTCGGAGTGGGCTTGGGGTCGGGCATCAGGCTTGGACTCCGAATAATGAACTTTTGGAATCTCTGTAAAGCCTTGCCAAGTGCTGAATGCCAACGCCGCCGCCTCATGCAGGGATTCCTGACGGCAGAACTTATGGTGATGAACATCCAAAACTAATTTAATACCACAGCAAGACCAAATCATATTATATAATTCGGTGATTGACCACATGGAAGCCTTGTCATCGTTCTCAAGGGTCAGGCGGTTGCGTAACTTTTCGTCCAAGCCGCTATACGCCTCGCAGAAGCGTTGCGCTGTTTGTGCCTTGTCCTCGTACACCCCACCCACATGAATGTTAATGGCAAATTCTTGCCCGTAGCCAAGCAGATCAGCAAACATGGAGTGCATATTCAAAGATAAAATACTCTTATCTTTGATTTTAGAGTCAGGCGAGGCAAGACAGGTGTACGGGCCTGGATGGCAGGAGAGCCGTAGCCCATGCGCCTTGGCGAAAGCCCCTGCCCGTTGGAGGGCGGCTGTAATGGCTTGCCTGTGGCTTGGGGAGAGGTCGTTTAGGGTGTATCCAATGTCAGGATGATCCATAAAAGGAAAGATACCACTGCCAATTCGGAAGAATCGGATTCCATTCTTATGATTCCATTCCAAAATTGGCAACAGATCATTAGAGTTTTGAATTGCAAGTTCTCCAACCCGCTCCAAAGAAAATCCACTCTGTCGCAGGGTGCGGTCAGTAAAGATACGATCTTTTTTGCTTACATTTTCTGTAAGAGAAAGATTCATACACGCATAACCCAAGTGGCGAATAGGCATAAAAAGAGTATACCGTACAAAAAGGGTATGTCAAGGGTTACGATTCAAACGAAAAAGAATAGTACCCGAAACAGAAGGATTACTGCTGGTGTCGTGCTTTACCCAATAACCACGGCTAACGAGTTCCCGCATTGCTATGATTTGATAATCTTGAAATATCTTGTTAGGATTTTCATTGTTTTCAATCATATCCAAAACAGAATTTTCTGCACCAAATAACCATTCTTCAGGGCGATCACTATTTGCAAACTTGGAAATAGCCTTTACCACAATATCTTTTAGATACATCATTTCGTATTCAATCGGCATCGTATTTCTCCTTGGGTAGACGCATTCTAATCTTCAGATGTTTTTCTTTTAGGAACCTTTACCACCAACACAGGAACGGATTTCCCATACCAAAATCCAATGTCCATTCGGGTGTTTCCACCCATGATGCGAAGTCCACCATCAGAGAACTGCAAAACGATAGGTATGGACATCTCGCCATTACCTTTAATCTTTGACTCTAAATCGGCAAGGGTCTTTTCATTTCTAAACTTTGGATAGGATCGGTAGGTTTTTACCAAAGAGATCAACTCTCTCATGTTTCTTGTACTACTTCGATTTTCGATCCGCCTATCCATTGCAGGGGTAACATTCACAACCTTGCCTTTTTGGGCTGCTGCCACAAAGGATTTGAATGTAGGAAAAACATCTCCGTAATCAGGCTTTATGTGATTGCGGTATTCAATCTCATATTCCTTTTTCAAGTCAATGGCTTGTGGTGGTATCCATTTAGGCATATAGCGTATTTATAGTGGTTGGTGAGGGACTCGAACCCCCGAAGACTATGTCACCAGATTTACAGTCTGACCTCGTTGCCGCTTGAGTAACCAACCGAATAGGACTGGTGGGAGTCGAACCCACGACCTTACCCTTATCAGGGGTATGCTCTAACCAACTGAGCCACAATCCTATGGTGTTTTATTTAGCACCAATAGTTTCAAAATCGGGCATCATTGAATTTTTTCGATGCTTATGGGAAACCTTCACTTCCTGTGCTTTTCTCTTTTGAGCCACGAAGAGAACATATTTCCCAACCCAATTAGGATGTGCTTTTGCAAAAGCATTCCAATTGTCTTTGAAATCAGGATTTGCAGACTCAGCATCCATGTGTCGAAGAACAAACGGACTTCCCATATCTCTCTGTGAAAATCCCATTTCACTCATTGGTCTTGCAAGTTCTTTTGCCTTATCCTGTTGTCTATTTGTACTGCAACTTCTAACGGAAGGCTTTAACACATCGTAAAGTTTACTAACCTCTTCAGAAGATGCGGTATTATTTCTCTTTGCAAAATTATCCTCAAGAGTGGGTGAGATGGCTTCTGATGTTTGTTCATAGTCTTTACAAAAATCTCGAACATATGCATCAATTTGATTTTTATCATCGGCAATAATAACAGGACTCCACTCGTATGAGTTCTCTGTTTCTCGCTGTTGCTTCAGCCAAGTTGCACCATATAACTGTTCTCCGCTTTCAAAGGCAGCGGTGTACTCATCAATCTTTTCCGTGTTGCAATAAATTGGGAAATCTGTATTCTTTCTACACAGCGTATAACCACACAGTCTTCCAACCGATTGAACAACAGTATCTGTATTTTGATTTTCCTTCTTTGTTGGAATACAGTCAATCCATCCACCCAAGTGATGGACGCTGGTTATAGTCTTTGCCATTCTCAAAGAGTCGTAGATGAAAATTACATTCGGAACACTGTTTCCCATTTCCCAAGCAGGATTCACCCACGGTGCATCTGTTGGTGGGTTGCTTAAGATATTATCAAGTTTATGGATAGGATGACAAGAAGTTTTCTTGGTAAACGCTGATCTATTATCGCTACGGAAAACACGAAGGAAGAAATGAGGATGAGTTTTTCTCATCCACTTTTCTATGATTTTTTCTTCCTTCTTTTTACCAAGTCTAACAATGAGATGCTTTGACCCATTTTTCTTGCAATATCCATCGAAATCTGCAATAGCCGCCGAAAATTCTGGAGTAACCTTTCCACCCTTCACATACGGAAAAGATGGGCGCATTCTCCACTTGATGTCTTCAAAGCCAATGTAACTTGGACTTTTTTCCAATACGATTACTTTGTAAACAGATAGACCTTGTTCTTCTGCCAATTTCTGTTGGTAAATATGTGCAGCAGGAGTAGCAGAAGTCTGAACAAGTTTGATTCTCTGATTAGACCATGCATTTGCAGGAGCACCGAGGTTGATTCCTAACTCCTGTAACAGCAGATGTAATTCTGCATCTTTTTCAAGACCAACATGAGATTCATCAAGAACAACTGAAGCAATCTTATCCTTCATGTGTGGATATTTTTTCAAAAGTTTACGGCATTCTCTATAACCATTCTCACCTGCTCCATGCTTGAATGCCAATACCCTATTTGAATCAAAACCAGCCTGATTGTAGAGGGCTTGAGTTACATTTTGATCGAATGCATCATTATCTGGTATGTTTTGAAAATATATGATAATACTATCAGGAAAAGCCTTCAATTCCATATCAATAAAACCAATAGAAGTTCCTGTTTTCCCTTGCTGTGTACGAGCAGCGATAATAACAGCAGAACATCCATGTTCCCAACGCAGGGATTCAAAAGCCTCTTTAGCCGCATTGAATTGGCTGCGACGAAGTTTGTATGACCCAACAGGAGGAACAATATCATCCAAATTAGGCATACACTTGATAAAGGGCGGCTCGTCAATGATTGTAGGAATAGTAGGCATATGGATATGATATCACAATCCTAACCGTTGTCAACCTATTGGGACAATAATCCGATTAATACCATTTGAACTTATTCAAAGATATTTTGAACATTTATATTTTTTAATAAACTGGTCTGACTGGATTCGAACCAGTAACCCTCGACTTAACAGGTCGATGCACTACCGTTGTGCTACAGACCAAAAGGGTGACTGATGGGATTTGAACCCACAACCGGCAGGATCACAACCTACTGCACTACCATTGTGCTACAGTCACAACGATCTTGACGGGAATCGAACCCGTAGCCTTCGGCGTGACAAGCCGATGCGCTAACCAATTGCGCTACAAGACCAAAAGCGGACTGAAGAGAATCG